GATCATGATGCCTGGGTCGAACATTGCAAACGCACAAACTTGGCACCTGAGATCGTCGCCTTCATTCGCTTCCGGCCTGACTATCTGATCCGGCAGCCGCAGGGTGATGAAAACGCCTATGCAACGCCACGGTCGATCTACCGTTGCGCCAAGTACGTCGATCAACCCCCGCGTCTGCGGCTCAAGGCATTCATCGCCTTGGTCGGCAAGGATGTCGGCTCAGAGATGGAATCGTTTGTGGCCATGTATCAATCACTGGCCAACATCGATGACATTCTGAAAAACCCGAAAACGGCGAAGCTGCCGGTCGAAGCCAGCGAACGATACGCGGTTGTCACCGCATTGGGCCGCCTGGCTGATCGGAAGAACTTGGCCAATGTCATCACCTATTCTAACCGGATCGGTGAGACGCATCGGGATATTGCCGTGCTGGCAGTAACGGACGCAACCTCTCGCGATCCTAAGCTGACCGAAGTTGCTGCCTACGCCAATTGGGCAGTGGCCAACCAAGATATCACGGTTCAATAAAACTTGCTTACTAACTGCGGCCCACGGGCCGCAGCATAGTGCGCAAGCACTCCAGCGCTCGCACGCTGGCACTAAAGGAGTCCCAAATGACTAATCATGAAAGACTCACGTTAGAACGCGACGCCGCGATCAAGATACGAAACGCGCGCGCCGCGCTCATACAGTCCCGGCCGTTTTATGCTGTGCTGATCTCGCAGGTCGAGCCTAAGCCGTCATGGCAATTTGCCACGATGGCGACGGATTCGAAGACGCACTTTTACAATCCCGCGTTTATCTGCTCGATCAACCAGCCGGAAACGGAAGGGACCTGTGTCCATGAATCGGAGCACGACGGTCGGCATCATTCAACACGCCGTAACGGTCGTGATCCTGAAGATTGGAACAAAGCCTGCGACTATGCCATCAATGGTGACATTATCGCGCAAGGCTTTGTGCTACCAAAAGGCTTTCTGTATCGCGCCGATCTAGTCGGCCTCTCGGCCGAAGAGATCTACCGCATTTTACAGAATGAACGGCAGCAGCAACAGCAACAGCAGCAAGAGGAACAGGAGAACGATGATGAGTCCGAATCCGAAACCAACAACGGCGCTGGTGCTGGTGACAGTGAGAACGAAGGCACCGACGAAAAGTCTGAGGATCAGGATCAGAGCGATCAAGGGTCCGAAGATGAAGGGCAAGATCGCGAAAGTTACAGCGATGCTTCCGACGAAGATGATGGCGGCGCTGGCGACGATGCTGACGGCGAAGACACCGAAGGCAGCGACGATGGCAGCAGCAATGTTGAAGGCGAAACCGACGAAGACGCGGAAAGCGCAGACGGCGACAGCGGTGGCAACGGCAAACCTGCCGATGCCAATCGCGAGCCTTATTCCTGCGGCGAAGTATTGGATGCTCCCGGCACTGAAGCCGAGAAAGCCGATACCGATGCCAAATGGGAAGTCATCGCCCGCGAAGCAGTTGCCCTGGCCAAGAAAAAGGGCGATCTGCCCGGCCACTGGGCAACCATCATCGAAAAGCGCAAGACGCCCGTCCAAGACTGGCGCGCGATCCTGCGCGAATATATCGATGCCGGTGCCCGCAGAGTCGAAACTTGGAACCGGCCCAATCGCCGGTTTGCCCACTCCGGCCTGATCCTGCCGGGCAATCAGCGCGACGGGATCAACAAGGTCTGCTTCATCATTGACGCCAGCGGTTCAATGAGCGGTCAGCACGTCAAGATCGCCAATGAGCTGCAGGCGGCGCTCGATGATGGCGCGATCTCGGAAGCCGTCTTCATCTACTGCGATACTGAGGTCTACCACGTTGACCGCTTTATCGACGGTGATCGGATCGAACTCGCTCCGATCCGGCTTGGCGGCACGGACATGCGTCCGGCCTTCAATCTGATCGAACAGGACGATGCAGACGCCAGTCTGACCATCTGCCTGACCGATCTTGAAATCGGCGATCCCGGCCAAGAGCCGGTGCAGCCTGTGTTGTGGATGGCATACGGCGACCCACGGTCGATCTACCGTTCAACCCCCGCTTGGGGCCGGGTTATCGATGTCGATGCAGCACCGTGAACAGTGAAGCACGGCGGTAAGTCCCGCCGTGTCACAGTGTTCATAGCGGACACTGCCGCGCTCGCACGCGGCTCACATGCAAATGGAGTCCTCAAATGCATGGCACTAATGGAATGCTCAAGTCTCCGCTTTCACGTAAAGCGGTGCTTGTGTCTCTCAATATCTCGACTTGGACCGCGCGAAAGTTCGATCGCGAAGTCACCGATAAGGTGAACAAGGATCGCGGCGCGACCAAGGATGCAGGCAGATATAACAAACTGCTGATCGAGGCAAACCGGCTCAAGCCGGTGCAGTCAGTCGTAACCGAGGCGCGCGATCTGTTCTATCGTTACACGCGGCCTTGGGCGGATGGCGTCGGTATCTTGCCGAACGTCTCCTATGCTGAGTTCACCAACAAAATGCGTGCGCTCAAGCAGCGCTTTGCCAACGTGGCCGACGAGTTCGCACTGAACTTTTCCAGCTACGTTGCCGAGCGGCAGGCCAAACTCGGTAAAATCTTCAAAGCCGAAGATTACCCGAACGCCAAAGAAATCAGATCGCGCTTTAATTTCGATCTGACCTTCGCCAATGTGCCGGATGCTGGCGATTTCCGTTCCGATGTTCTGGACGAAGATACCGTCAATGACATTCGCGATGAAATCGCAGCCGGTGAACGCAAGGCCGAGCAAGACATCATGGACCATACATTTCGGAAGATTGCCGAAGTGGTGGGCAACATGGCGCACAAACTTGGTGAATATAAAACCAAGGAAAAATCGCACTTCAAGGACACGCTGGTCGGCAACATCCGCGAGTTAACGGAGCTGCTGCCGACGTTCAACTTGACGGGCGATCCCAAATTGGCCGAAATCACCAAGCGATTGCAGAGCGAACTCTGCATCGAAGATGCCAAGACATTGCGCGATAGCGATGAAGTCCGCGCCAGCGTGCAGAAATCGGCCGAAGAGATCCTGGCCGAAGTCGAAGCGCATATGGCTTGATGGGAGGCGGCCGCCAAGTCCGGCCGCTTCCACTCCAAAACTGTGCGGCGTAAGAGTCCGGCCCAAAAGAGGCGCAAAGAAGCGAATATCCGCAAGTGGCCCGAAAGGCTCGAATGGCGGACGCCGGGGATAAGCTGGCACGTAGTGTGGAAGCCTGATCAGCGCACCACTGTTGCAGCACGGTCGATCAAATAAAAACCCCCACGGGAGCAATCCCGTGGGGGCTTTTTTTGTGCCTTTTTTATGCTGCGGGCCGCCGAAAGCCTCGCAGCAATCGGCGGCCCTAAACCCGGCGCACCGGAGTCCGACTACGGCGCAGCCATGGCCTAATTTCTATTTAACTATTATTTTTGTTCAAACCAAGCCGTGAGCGATAATGCGATATCCATTTTTGTCATTGCGCACCTGATAATCTGTTTCTGCTAGGCGATCGTTTATCTGATTGACGTGAACCCGGATCGCTTGCATCCCCACCAGCGGGTCCTTATCGGGATAAAACAATTCAGCCAAATAAATCGTCGGACATCCGATCTGCTGCCGATCGAAGCGCACGATGATGGTGAGAATTTCCGCTTGCCGACGCCGAAGGCGGACGCCAAAAAATGGCGCTTGCATTGGCGCACCGCAATGCGGGCATATCTTGGTAAGAATTTTTCTTCGTTTCATAAAAAAGCCCTCCGAAGCAGGGGGGCTGAATACGGAGGGCTGAGTTGGTCCTACACTGAATATCAGATTTTTATCAATTTTATTGCCGTGTAGTCAATGGCAATCATGCGGTCGAGATAATCCGGCTCTCTCTCCCTGAAATATTCATCGGTTGCCAATCGCGCGCCTAGCCAGTGGCCATAATCGTCGATGATCAAGGTGCCGCCCGATACCAGACGCGGATAAAGAATCTCCAATTCCATCTTGGTGGAAGCATACCAATCGGTGTCGAGATGCAAGAAAGCGATGCGCGGCGGCAGCAGATCAGTTTGCTTCAAGGTTTCGCAGACATCGCCGATAACGAATTCAAAATGATCGGGGCTGTAGACGTTTTCCCTGATCAAATTTTTTTTGACTTCTTTAATACCAACCTCGTCCCAGTTCTCGCCGCGCGCCTTCTTGATCTTCCAGCGCTCGATCGCGCTCCAGCCGTCCGGCTTCACATCCATGACTTGCGGTTCGGTCATGCCGGTGAAGGTATCGAATAGCCAGCAGCGACGATGCGGGGAAACCAGACGTGCCAGGATGATCTGACCTCCCTTCCATACGCCGCATTGCACGATGTCGCCCTGCAACTGAGCGGCATCCATGGCCCGCAGCGTATTTTGAATGATCAACAGATGTTCGACTGAAGCCTTGGTATAAGGCTTCACCCGCAGAATCGGCGTCATTGCAACGGAGTTGGCTGCAATCGTACACAAGCCGGGATCATGACGTTGGTCGGCGGCGTCGGCTTGCCGTCGAAACCCGGTCCGCCCAGGCCAAGCGGATCGGGCGGATTCATGCAGGTCGTGCGCCGTTGCAAATCGTAGAACACCAGCAGCGGCGGGGCGACAAATGCCAACAACGCGACCGTCTGCAGCGGCGTGGTTGGCAAGGTGGCGATCCGCTTCGGGATGACCACTTGCGGTTTCTTCTTCGCCTCGACGACTCCCGGCAGCAGCGATGTCAAGATGATCAGGCCGAAGATGAATTTTTTCATCATATTCTCCTTCATGGTGGTGGCTGATTGGAATATTCGCCGCACCAATAATCCTCTTTCACTTGCGGCCATGCGGTTTGATACCCGGTGGTGGTCGGCTCATCTCTGTCAAAAATCGGAACTGGCGGATAGCGACGACAAAAAGTCCGACCATTATAGAGAATGAAATATTTACAGCTCATACATGATTGGCCTGCCGGTGGGTCTGTTGCTGGCATTTCATGTCTCCTTGTAAGGGAAGATCACTTCCACCTCGTCATCGGTCTTGATGCCGAGCCTGTCCATCAATCCCGGCGAGATGTCGGCGATCCGCTTGGTGTCGCCGTGCGGACCCCAATCGGCCGGATGCGCGATCAATTGCTTGCCGGTTTTTTTGGCTTTGACCAATGCCACATGCTCGGATGAACTTAACATCGATTTCGGATAGACGTTATAGTCCCAGCGCATGGCGATGTAGTCCTCGTCGGGATCGAGCCGCCGCGCCAAGCCGGTGGTGCCTTTTGGCTGTTCGTCGAGAAACAGATAAGGCGCATCTTCCACATCGTAGAGAAAAGCCAAGCCTTCGTCCGGTGCCACGCCATCGTCCTCCGGACCGCCGAACCAAGATACTTTGCCCGACCAGTTGCCCACCGGAATTTCTTCCGGTTTTTCTTTAATTACAATTGAATCGGCGATGGCTGTGCAGATAGCGTTAAAATGCTTGTGATAATTTTCAACGTCGACCTTGGCATCGACGAAACAGATTTCCAGCAGAATGGCTGGCATCGCCGTGTTGTTCAAGAAATACAGATCGGTGCGCTTGTGCGATCCGCGATTGATGAAATAACCGGCCGCAACAATGGCATTGCAGACCTTGGTGGCCAGATCCTTCTGCGTCAGATACAGCACTTCGGTGCCGCGCGCGCCATCGGTCGGCGTGTAGGCATTGAAATGCACGCTGATATCGAGATCGCGCTTCTGCGAATTGTGGAAATCGACGATGCGATGCAAGTTCTCAGATTGGGTTTTGGAAACATCATCGTGAAATTCGGTCACTGTTGCGCCGCGTTCGCGCAGCAAGATGGCAGTTTGCTTTACTACCTTGCGTGCCTCGTCGACTTCGTCGATCAGGCCGCTGGCTCCACGCACATATTTTCCGTGTCCTGACGAGATGACTATCTTCATTTGAACACCAACGGTTTGAGGGGAAGAGAGAAATATAATGACTGTGATTTGGGCACAACGCAGCGGGAAAGAAGATCGAGAGCCATCTTCTGCTGTTCGCCCATTATCTCTACGTCGTGACTTCGAAGTCCTGCTTGTTTCTCGGCGGTCCAATACAGCAAGGCAAGAAGGCCGAGATTCATCAGAACCAGCGCCAATACCATTGGCTGCGACTTGAAGGTCTCGATTATTCCAGTTACCGCCTTGCCAGTTTCTTCAACGGTGCCCATGTCAAGTTCTCGCGATCATACCTTGGTCATTCCGTACATGGTAATTCGCCCAGAAGCGATGTTGCCGGTTTCCCACATGAAACGAACGGCAGTGATGGCGGTACCGCTGGTATAGCGTCCGGAGCCGCCGCAATTTGTTGAATCGCCTCCCAGAGCCTCGCTGTAAACGGTCTGATAATAGACCTGAAAGAAATCAGTGGTGCTTTCGGGATTGCATACTCTGACCGTGCCGTTGACGTGTTCTCCGGCAGCACTGCCAACGGCCCTGGTGGCGAGTGTCGTGCCTGCCAGAATTATCCGCGAAGCCGAAGCCGAGCTTTGATTGTTGTTGGTGCCGGAAGCGGTCAGATGCGTGGTGGCATATTGATAGTTAGCGGTCTGATAAGTCGGTCCCGCCCCGGTGCCAATCCGCATCCACAATTCCACATCGTCAGTGGCCGGTTTCACCGCTGAAAGATCAAAGTTATAGCTGTCATAGGTATCGTCGAACACCACGCCAGAAACTCCATGCACGAAATCTAGCGAAGCCGAGCTGGAAGCAACCTGCGTGTTGATCAATTTCAATCCCACTGCTACAGAGGCCGCCGGGAAATAACCTTCTATGAACCATGAGGTCACGGCGCTGACATAGATCAGGTCATAGACGCCATTGATGCGCAGCGCTCCCGCTGCCAAGGCATTGCCTTCGCCATCGACCACCGGATTGCCGTTCAAGGTCACTGCGCCGGTATTGGTGGCGACCGGACGCAGGATGACGTTCATGCCGTCGACCAATCCGGCCGTTAATGCCGGGACAAATGTTGCCGTGATGGTGTTGGTGCCGCTCACTGCGGTCAGCTTGATGCGGGCGCGATCCCACAGGCCGGTGACTTCTTCCTGCACCTGATCCATATAGAAATTGCCGGTAATCGCGCCGGGAGTGGTGGAAACCGGGAGCAGACGGTCAAGGGCCATTAGGGTGCGTACCTCACTAGTGCGGGAGCTTCGTCGACCAATACCAGTTGCGCCATCAGATCCTTGGCTGATGCCACCGAGGCGACCAGCAAGCGGCGATATTCGCTGGCCAGTTGTCCGGCCACCACCATGGCCCCGTATTGCTGATCGGTGTCGGTAAAGCCCTTGATGGTGGCGGTGTCGGTGAAAGGCGTCGACAAGGTTATGGTGGCGGTCGAGCCGGTGCTGTTGCTCAGTTGATGCGTCGACACCGTGCCGTCGGTGCGGCGGATGGCGATGCCGGTGACGATGCCGACCAGATGCATGTCGGCAACCAGATGCATGTCGGCGACATTGTGCATATCCAGTTCATTGGTCACGTTGATCTCGGAATCGAGCACGAAGCCGGTGATGTTGCCGACCGAGAGGGTCTTGCTGATCACCCGTGCATCTCCGGCGAAGTTATCCAGAACATCATGCTGCAAGCCGACCAAGGAGCCGCGACGGCATACTAAAGCTTCCACATCGGTTTCCAGATAGTAGAACGTCGAGCGCAGGTTGGCCTGATCGAGATCGAACTGCGCCCGCGCCTGTACCTTGGCCAAACTGACGATGCCCTCGTAGCTGACCGATTCCAGCAGGCCGGTGGTGGCGATCGAGCGGTCGCGCTGGTAGACCACCGTCTGGGCACGATCCTCGTCGCTGGCATTGTCGCGATAGCTGACCACGAAGCCTTCCGGTACTCTGGCGAAAGCTCTTTCGAAGCGCACGTTGCGGGCATTGACCCGAGAGAATACCTGTGTCGGCACTTCCGCTGAATGATCCTTGTCTACCGTCACGCCGTAGATGTCGCTCTGATAGGGCTTGGCATAACCGCATGATGCCAGCAGCGACAAGGCATCCTGAGTGCGCATGTCATCGATGATGGCATCGCAGGTCCAGGCGTTAGTGGCACACAAAGTCCGCCATGCCGCCAAGGAATCGTCGTCGCGCAGATCGTCCGGCAGCGGATCGATGTTCTGTGCTCCCGACAGGATGTCGCGATAATGCGGGGCAGGATTGGAGGTAGTCGTCCATGTACTCCAATCAGCCGGTGAGTTGGTCAAGTCGCGCACGTAGCCGGAAGCAATGACCGAGAATCGGCTGACTTGCCGGTTGCGCGCCTTTAAGGCAATCAAAGCAAATCCTTTGCGTAAGACCGGATATTCGTTCCACACTGAAACAACGCGTACCAGTTGCACGCGGTCTGAGATATTCTGCACCGAGCTGGCGATGCGGTCGACACCGGCTACCGTCTCATAGCGAAACAAATTGCGAATGCCGGTGGTGAGATAGTTGTAAGTCGAGGTGTTCAGATTGGCGGTCTGATAGGTATAGCTGCGCTTGATCTCGAATTCGTAAATACCCTTGGGAATGCCACCTTCGTTCAAAAAAACCTCGACGCGATTGTCATACAGCACGATCCGCCGTATGCGTGAGCTGGCCTCGCTGCCCGCATAAAGTGAATCGCTGCCGCTGCCATCGTCGAAATAGGCATCGGCATCCCATTGCGTGACCGATTCGGTCGGGGCCACGCCTTGTGCCGGTACTGAAATCCAAGCGCCGATCCAGCCTCCTGCCGTCACTATCGGCTGAATCGGTTCGACCGGTGTCCATTTGAAAATAATAGCGCGGCGCACTTGCTTGCTGGTGGCGTCGGACAGGTGCAGCTCTGGCAGATTAATCCAGTTGACATCGCCGCGCTTGCGCAGGCGGACGCGGAAGGCAATGGCCCTTTGTGCGCTGGTTGCCGTGCCATCGACCAAGCCGCCCGGCAACAGCAGATGCAGCCAGATCTCGTCAGGCGAGTTGCGCGCTGATACGCCGTGGAAGATCGGCAGATCAGATTCAGGCAATGACACATGCTGCAGGCTAGTGCCATTGGGCTGTACTATGTGCTGTGACAAGGCGACGTTGGGCGTTATCGTTCGTCCTTGGCGGCGAACTAAATTAACTTGTGCATCGTCTTGCCAGCCGGGGCGTAATTCATATTGTATGTCCTGTGCCTGAGTGATGCTGACATTGTCGACGCGCGGATCTTGCAACAGATGCGGACCATTCAGCGCGAACAAGGCTTCGACATATTCATCGGCATCGACCAGTTGTACCAATGGTTCACAAACCAGGGGCGGGAAGATTTTTCTGGTGCCGATCACGCGCGGGATCGCCCCGCCCGGATCGATGATGTTGCCGCCGACGCTGGCGGCCTCGCGGTTGTCGGTATTGATGTCGCCGCCGCTGATGCTGCTCTCGGCGGCGGTCGGCGGCGCGGTCAGAGCCGAGATCGCCAGCGCCCCGGCGATGCCGACGGCTCCGGCTAGGATCTGCGCCCCGGTCAAACCCAAAACGCTGGGAATTGCCGCTGAAATGCCGCCCAGCAGAAAGCCGGTCGAAATGCCTGCCGTCACCACGATCAATGCCAAGGCGGCGACCAGCCCGATGATGCTCTTGGTGGTGCTGCCGCGTCCCGGTCCGGCCAATGGCCAATGCAGCGTCACCGCGATAGGCAATTCGGCCCGCGTCGGTTTCGGTCGGATATGCGGCCATAGCTGGCGCGGCACCACTTCGCCATTGATGCAGACGATGCCGCGCTGAAGAAACAATCGCGGCAAATTCGGCACCGACAGCACCATTTGCAGAATAGTTTCACCATGCCGCCGCTCATCGTAGTAGGCGGAAGCCACGGAAAACGGCTCACGATAGGCAATGGGTATTATGCTGCGCGGTTGCATATCAGATCCCGGTGACGGCGGAAACCGATCAGGCGACCGGCCACGGAAAAATGCGTCAACGGCAATAACACCGCGTTGGTCTTTTCCTCGACATGCAACAATAATTCCGGCGAGATCATGATGCCAACATGCATCGGCCGTCCGCGCAACAACGCCACATCGAAAGCCTGGACATCATTGCGCCGCACCTCGCTCCACGGTTCCGAAGATGATTCCTGTTTAATGGTCTTGCTCACGATCAGATCCCTTGCCGAGATCTCGCCGTAACTGGGAACCTCGATATCGCATTCGCGCTTAAGCACCAGCCGCACCAAGCCCCAGCAATCGACGCCATTGAAATCGCGGCCGAAATCCTTGAACGGCAACCCGATATATTGCTCGGCCCATCTCATCGGAATAATCCGGGGAAGATGTCCTGCCGCGCCCGCACGCCCGGCCACACCCGCTGCAGATAATCCCAGCCCTCGATAGTGCCTGTCACCAGCATGGCATCGATCTTGGTGTTGGTGAGAAACAGCTTGTCGGCAGTGTAAATCGCTGTCGCCCCCGGTGAGCCGCCGCCCCATTCCACATGCGGCGTTACCGACAGGTCGAAGTCAGCCGATGACAATAGTTGGATCTTCAAGCGTGGCGGCGTGATCAGGCTGCGGATGGCTTCGCCGATGCGCGAATCGATATTCTGGATGGTCAAAGTGGCCTGTGGCGGCTGCTCGTCGTCGCTGAGAATCTCGATGTCGAACGGATAGCCGGTATAAGTATTGCCAGCATACAAGATGTCCTTGTCATTCAGCACCACGCGGATCGGACCGTCAAGATGCGGATGCGAGATAGTGAGAAACACCAGATCGACATCATCGGAGAAATTGGCTTCGGCAATCTGCCGGAATGAGGCGGTGACGTTGCGAGGCATCAGTCGAGCCGCAGCAGATTGAATGAGACGCGATGGCGAGTTGGCGCAAAGCGCTCGATGACTGGCGCATCATCCGGCGAAAATACCCAATTATTAGTGACTTTGGTCACTGGATGCGCCCATGTAAATGGTAATGTCCCATCCGCAATAGTCGTGACATAGAACGTATTGAATGTCGCCAGCTCGCTTGTACTCATGCGAAAAGAAACCGATGTCTTGACCTGTGCCGCCGTCGAACGCCGCTTCATTTTCGGTCGCCCGACTTCTGGTCTGAAAGCCACCGTATTGCGTTGCCGCTGTTCCGCAAATGCACTCAAGATCGGGCATTGCGGAAGTCCTGCAGGCCATGCGGCGGTAGCCATCAGCGCACCTTCGACGGCCGTAGCGCAAAGCGCCCGCGATTGACATCATCCAGTTCACCCCGCGCTTGCGCCCGCTTGACAATATCGATGACGATGCGCTCGCCGTCCGGCCCCTGTTGCCGTTGCTGCTTGGTTTCGGTATCGGCGGCCACGTAGTTGTTGATCTCGATGGAAGTACCGCCCATGCCGCCGCTGGTCATGCTCGGCTGTGCCGGAACGATCTTGCCTGCCTGCGTCGGCACGAACAGTTCCGGCCCGCGCTCGCCAACTACATAGGGTTGTCCGGCCCTGACTGGTCCGCCCATCTGGGCATGGCCGATGCCGCCTTGGCCCAACGGGGCCGCGCCAGCTAGCACACCGGGCGCGCCGCCGAATAAACCGGCTAATACGGTGGCCAGCGGGCCTGTGACTGTCATGCGCAACGTTAGACGGATCAGATCGCGCAGAATCGAATCGGTCATTTTCTTGAACGCATCCGCTAATTTCGTGCTACCCACCGCCACATCGGCGATCGAATTTTCGAAATTGCCGAAAGTGGCAGTAGCAATTTGATCGAATTGTTTGAGGCCCTTTGATGCATCGATGCCGAAGCGCGTCAATTCCGGCAAGTAAGATACTCTTACCGCCAAAGCTTCTGCCGCTTCCTTGGCTTCCTTGCGCGCTACGGTTTCCGCTTGTGTCGCTTGCGTGACAGTAATAATCCCTCTAGCTAGATCAAATTGAATGGCTGCCAATTTGGCATCGAGAATTTGCTGCTCAGTGGCCACACCTAATCTTTCCCGCGTTGCCTCTTGTGCTTGTTTCTGCGCATAAATAAAGGCAGCGATACCGCGTGCCACATCTTCTGCGCTTATTTCTTTGGTTCTAATTCTCGCCGCCGCCAATTCCAATTCCTTCTTTCTCAACGCTTCTTCCAAAGTCAATGATTCGCCGAGGACTTCTGTTCTGCGCTGTAATAATTGCAATTCCAGCACTAACCCTGCTTCTCTGTCTTTTTGCGCCTGCGCCGCTTGCAGATCGGCCAAGGTTTGCGTTGCTTGTCCGGCAGCAATGAAAGGCCCGAATCGTTCTCGCAATGTCGGCGTTGTCGGCGCTGCTTGTGGCGGCTGCGGCCTCGCGAAAAGCGCCCCTAAAATAGTCATGCTTGATGCTGCTCTAGCGACATCGACCCATGTCTGCGCCCATGTTTTTTGCGCGTTGAGAAATGCTTCGCTGGTCATATTACCGACAATTTCATCAAATTCTCGATTGAGTCGTTTTATCTCGCTTTGTGTTTCAATAAGTCTTCGGTTCAACTCTTCATCAATGCTGCGGCCTGCCTCTTTAATGCTTTTATCGAGTTGTTCAACTCCGCCAGCCCCAGAAATTTCACCCAACAAGCGCGCTGTCGGCGCAATATTGCGCCTGCCGCCGCCAACCGCCGCTGCCAATTGGATGCGCTCTGATTCTGTTTGTAAATTACGATAGGCATTGGCGATCAAATCGATGGCGTCTTTGGTATTTTTTGCCGCCGCCACCTGTCGCAACAAGGACGTATCAATTCTCGCCAAAGCATCAAACAAAGGCCCTTCGCCTTTGGTTCGCAAATCTTGTACCGCCAAAGCCAATCGTTCGATAATATATTCGGTGCGCTCCACCGAGACATTGACTTTTTCACCCGCTTCGCTGAGAGCATGCAGTTGATCAACGGTCAAGCCGGTAACATCGGCGGCCTCGCGCAATCTGACATTCAATTCAACGAAACGCTGGACACTTTCGCCCAATTTATCAAAGGCTATGATGGCAGCGCCGACACCTGCGGCAATCGCGACCCCGACTGGACCGATGCTCGAAAGAATCGATCCAATCGGGCCAGCTTGTTGAGCAAAACCTTGAGCCACTTTGTCAAATTGATCAGCAATATTCTTATTCATTTTTTCAAAACGAGTTTCAATTTCTTTAGTATGCTTGTCGGCAATACCGACCGCATCCTTCATATCTTTTTCAAATCTTGTCAGTTGCGCCGATAGAGCAACGACCAGAGCGGCAGTATCAGCCATTATTGCCTCGTGGCATGCGCGATATCATAGGCTTCCAGCATTTTTTCAAATTCTTCGTCGGTCGGCGGCGCGAGCTGATCTTGCACCGTGTTGGCTGCATTGAATCCGTCAATGCAGGCCGCTAATTCCCATATCGTCATTTCATCTAATTGACGCGGGTCGAATCCGATGGCGGCTCCGAGTCCGTAGATGACGGAGCGGGCGAATCGACCATCGTCGTGGTAGATCGATCTTCCGTGGCCCCCTCCGTCTTCGCTTTTTTTGTCAGGTCATCTCCAGGCACGCCGACCATGGCTGCAATCAAAATAGCTTGTGCGGGCAAGATGCTTTCGGACCAGGGACGATCATCAACATATCGTTGCACCAGATTTAAAGCGCGATCCGGCAACATGCCTGCACCTATCAAGCCTAAGCGCAGCGTTTCCCGCACATCATAGAATTTCCAGCGCCCTTCGCGGATTCGCGTAAATATTTCCGCGATGCCAACGCCGCATTTATCTTCCAGCTCCAGAACGCATTTAAGCTTGGCAATGTTGAATTTGTGCTGACCATCGGCCCAGGTCAGCTCGATCTCTCCGTTAATTGCCATGATCAGGCTGCCACGAAAGTGATCTGGCCGTCGCTGGCCAGCGTGATGTCGATCTGCACTTTCTGCCCGCGCACGCCGTTGTAAGTGAGCCGGGTGAGGAAAAAAGTGCCTTGCCAATAACCCAAGGAAAGCGGACTTGCTGCTGGCGACACCAATTGAATGCGGATGTTGCGTGAGGTCGCGCCCAAGAACCAATCCGCCCAAGTATGGAATGACTCTACAGCCATCACGCCGCTGCCGGTAACTTCGGCGGCGATGGCATTGGCGTCTTTCGCCTCCCATGCCGGAAGTGAAGGATCGATGCAATCGGGAATTACCGTGGTATTGGTCGACAGCGTGAAATTCATGTTTTTGGTCGTCAGTCCGCAGGGTTCGCCGAACACGTCCGGACTTCCGGGGCTATCGCCGCCCGCACCAACGAGGATCAGTAACTTGGTGCCAGCTATAACGGTGGGTGCAGCCATTGTATTTCTCCTTGGTTAGAGAGCTTGAATCAGAAAGCGGAAGTTAATCGCGACATGCCTGGTTATGCCGTCAGGTTCATGCAGATAGTTCACTGTGTTCAGCTCACAAACGACGTTGGCATAACTGTCAATCGTCAGCGGCAGATCATCCATTGCTGCTATCACCGCCTTGCTGATCTGCTTGCAAACCGGGAAATGCGGATCACGCGCCCAGCCATCCAATTGCCAGAAGATTTCAGTGCCATCAATGCAATCAGCCTTGTCGGGCAATACCTGATTGTCGCCGATTGAGATGTAGGGAAAAGTGGCATTATTCGGCACTTCGTCATAAATGCGCTGGCCGACCACAGCCTGCACGCCGGGATCGCCC